GGCCCGGCCGCCCTCGCGACTGAATCTGACCCCGGAGGGTGTAACGCCCTTGTTAAACAGTTGCTTGTTAAGAGTCTTCTTAAGATCCGAACACCGCGGATAGGCCGACTCGTAAATGGAGTGTTCCTGCAGCAACTGCCAAACGTCAAGATGGGCTTCAAAAGCCTTCCCATCAACCTCAAAAACGACGCAATCAGGTAGCTCGCGCATCTTGCGAACTATCAGGTTGGCTCTCTGCGTCTGGTTGAGCCCCTTCGCCACAACCCGGGAATTTCCGGTACCGGAGACCACCCCTGACTTTAGGTTCCCCCAAAGCCAGTGCTCGAAAGGTTTCAGCCAAGAAGCTAAATGCAGGTTGTACCTAGGCGATCTGGGAAAAATCATCCTAGGCTTCGACAACGTACCCACATCTCGTTTCTCAGCCTTCAGAAAGGCCCTAATAAAGTGGTCCGACGAGCTCAACGGACCATCTAAACTAAGGGACCTTTCTGCCTCAAGGTACCTCCTGCGCAGAACACCAGTGTAAGATAACGCAGTTTCCCGGTAGCCCCATCTTTCGCCGCAATATCGCGAAGCAACCCGTCTGAGAATCGCGAACGACTCCAAGACCGGTTGTCTGCAACGCTCATCCGACGCGGGTGTAGGGCCGAGAGATCGCTTCAAAAGGGCCGCAATCTCGTTGTGTGCACAATTGGAATGCACGACTGGAATCCACGTTCCCGGAATCCGTGCACTGCAAGCTGTCATCATCTTTCTCTTCGACGGCGACAGAATAGTTCGAGTCAAATCCAACGTGGCCTTGTCTCTCAACACATAAGGTGTATCACCGACACAAAAACCATCGACACAAACCATTCTGTCCTAAAAGTACGAAGAGGTTGGCTGTTGGTCACAGATGGCCAAGAGTTTAGTTGCTGACCGCTCCTGGGAGGGGAAAGCATAACCCAACGCGACCGATCCGTGAAAGCCCTGCTGGAGATCAAACCAACGAAGTGAGGATCGCTTGCACCACTGAAGTGCGCGAAACCTTAGGGCCATCAGAGTATCCCTGTCACGCGGCCTGAACGCGGCGTAACATTTCAACTCTCCAACCAAAGAAGGGAAGATGGTGTGATGAGAACCATCCTTCAGCTCTAAGTTGAGGTAAACCTCAAACCCTTCTTCACCAACCTTGGGCATTGTGCCACCGCCCCGCACGATGACACCAGAGTCGACCAAAGTTGACATGGCATTCGCAACTTGGGAGCGCTCAAGATCGGGGAGGTCTGGTCTCCACCGCCCTCTCAAGAGCCTCGACACAAAGTTAACCCTGCCAGCCGGGTCGCCGCAAAGTTGCTCACACAATGCATTGACCCACTTCGATCTCCTCCGAAGGCGTGCCTGCTGAGGAGCACACGCCAACTGTTCAGGAACGCCTTGAATCCCGCTAGGGAGCCCAGTCCCAACGAGTTGTGTTTGTCTCCTGAGAACCTCAAGGCTAAGATTCTTCAGGCCAAGCATGGTTGTCAGCCCACACAGTCCGATGCCGAGCGAAGCACCAGTCACGCGGAGCCCTGTTGCTACGACAAGAGCAAGCTTGACTTGCTCTTGACGCCAGAACGCGACCTCTGACATTTTGTAGTTTTACAACTTTCAGAGTAAGTTGCCAACTCCGCCTGCCCAGCTTTGTTTTAAAAGAGGCATTAAGGCAGACACTATCTCTTTGGCGGAGTAGTTTGGTGACCGCCACACTACTAGCGTTGGCCGGAAGACGCCAGGCTAGGGCTCATAACTCCGAGATTACGTCCCGAGCGCCCTAATTCTTGGTAAGGGATCCCCACGCGTCCCACGGGCCAGGTGAGAGGCTCATAACCACGCGTGTACGTAGATGGCGCGTCTACGTGGGGCTCATAACAATGCGGTAACGCCGCTAATCGGTCAACAATTTACAGTAGGACTTCTGGGGAAAGGCACCCTCGCTCCGCG